TTATTCCAAATCTGAAGAGATGCATGACAAAGTGGTAGGTACGTTCATTGAGCGTGAATACTATCTTTCATAACAGATCTAACTATTGGAAGCATGACCTTTTTAACTTGCCCCGGATCATCGCCATTTGCCAATATCTTTTTGACGTCTTCCCTTTTATTTCTGGCCTCTGCCAACGTTACGGTGGGATAAGTACCAAATGCCAATCGCTTCTCTTTACCTGCAAAGCGATATTTTAACCGCCAACATTTGGAACCATTCGGAAAAATTTCTAAGTACATGCCCCCACCATCGGAGAGTTTGTACGATTTATCTTTGGGCTTTGCGGTGTCTATCTGTCTGGCTGTCAACTTCATGTGGGGGCATCCATTTTGATTGAACCTAACAATGCCCCCTATTATGCCCCCAGAGATCTGTAGATTTCAACATACCTTACTGGACTATAGGAGAACAAAAAAAGGCCAACACTGCGTATTTATTGGGATTTTGTAGACTTCGGAAGACGTTACGATATGAATGGATGGTACGCCCTACAGGATTCGAACCTGTGACCTACGGCTTAGAAGAAAGTAGACCACTAAATATCACATTGAAATATAAAGATTTATCCTTGCTCGCATCCCGTTTTGTGTCGTTCATCGCTTTTCGGTGTCTTTGGTTGTCGTTCATGTGTCGTTAGCAGAGACACAAAAACGACACAGTGATTTAGTCTATAGCAACAAGTCTTTCAGGTAAGCTGCCTATCCAAATGTGTTCCATTTAACTTTATAATGGTAGGGTCAGAACATGATGCATTGGATGCACTATTGCATAGACAATAATTATGAAAATCAATAATCAGATGATATTAAGATGGGCTTTTTAATATTTGCTATAAACTGGTGAAAATTGAGTTTTTGCGTAGTGTGGCTTTCCAATCATGTGCAAGGACATGTGCAGAAAATAAAACATATCGTTACCCGATAGTTTAACACTATAGAATAACGATACATTAATTAATAAAAATACTTATTTATAATAGCAACAATTATCCTTTTGGCTTCCATTCATTTCCTGTCCATATCCAATAATCAACATCTGCATCGTATATATTACAAATCACTCTAGAGCCTGGATATCTCAAATCTATAGATGAGCCATCATAATTTTTCAGTATCCAATAATCTGGATTTGTTGGTGCTATACTTCCCGAATATCCATAAAAAGTAGACGTAGATAGAAAATGTTCGTACCTTCTAAAAATAACTCCGGGCAAATTAACAAATGTCATTTCTGTTGGAGAAAATCGCCCCGAAAAGGATGCCCATAATTTACCATCCCCCCACCAGTCAATAGATTGAATAGATGCATATACATCCGACTCCCCAACATAAAAATATTTAAGTTCATTATTTAGACCAGGTTCTCCCTTGCTGACTTTAACTTTAATTCCATTTACAACCAATGAACTATGTATTCCACATGTTTGATTTACCCTAAATATAGCAGTAGTTATAACATTATCGTTAGTATGCAGTGCTACGGCATTTATTATTGACATACTAGTAAAATCGTCATGTAAATCAAAGTCTATATCCCGATTACCCTCTGAGTATGGACTAACTAAATTTACTCTTGCTTCTTTTTCAGCTATAAATCCAATTCGGTTATTTTCGCTACGTGGAGTAGTTAAAGTAATACATGCCCCTCCAGAAAATAAGAAACCACATCTAGCCCCTTGTGGTTTTTCTGCGCTTGAAATTGCTGAACAATTATCTATGCTTACAGCATTTGATGCATCATAAACTGCAATTCCATAATCAGTGAATCCATCTACATGAATCCTTCTCAAGGTTGTTTCCCAGCACCATCCGGCAATTTGTACCCCATTATAAAAATTCGATATAAATAGATTTTCATGCAAGCAAGCTATTGATTGAGATCTTCCGCCAAGTTCTCCAATGATACCATCTAGTATTCCTGTCTTTGTGCTACCATTAGGGGCTATTAAATATAAATTTCGGATTCCTCCTCCCAATGCTATATTTTTTACATTAGAGAAGCCATCAACGTCATTAACAAATTCTATTGTCGTTATTGCATCTACAGATGCAATACTCCTTTCTGGAATCCCAGCCCCACTAATAATCTGCCCCGAATATCTATAGAACGTATCAGTACTCGTATAATTCCCAGCAGGAATATCTACGTTTTTTCTTGTATCTATTGCTCTCTGTAGTTTTTCTGTAATGTCACTATTTGTCATTACTCCGTACCAAGCAGCATTCACATTCCCGCTATAATGCCTTTTCCATCTTCTACTCAATTTATCAACGATAATTATCCCATCATCATCGTTGCTGTCTTCATCATTAACATCTATATAAAAATCACCCATAGCTCCATCAAATAAATTATCTCTGCCATATACTCGCATATGAGTTCTATTTCCAGAATAACCTCTCAACTGACTATAACTAATACCAGATAGTATATTTAATTCATCCTGAATAGTAGATGAATTAAATGAGTGGTCTATGGCGGATAATTGAGATGATGCTAAAATATCATTTGTTAATTCTTGCATATATATTACTCCAAATAAAATAGTGACATTTCTACATATTGACTTTTAGTCTTTTCAGAAAATATAACGTTATTAATAGATGGCGGTTATGAATCACTATAAAAACCCATGTAAAACATATAACCAAAATCTTAATCAATAATAAAGTTGATCGGATTAAATTATTTTTAAATTAATTAGCGTTGTATAAATTGCTATACATTCATTTTTATCAATGGCCATATAAATTTTATTAATTGTCTACCTGTCATTTTATGTCATCCTGCCAACAAAACATGCTCCCTATCAAATATTAGTCAAGCCGTACTTTCCCGTATTGATGAACCCTTTTATTGATGTTCACGGCGGAGAAGTCTCCCACCGCCTTCATGTTATTTAGCAATGTGTATTGTTGATTAGATGAGGGAATAATATGCAAGATAAAAAGCCTGATGTACCTGTCTCAGACGGTAGTAATCTCGTGATCGTTGCAACACCTGAATATGTCAAAGAAGCTATTGCAGAACACGCGGCAAGCCGTAATCATCCATATGCAACCCAGACAGAGCCGGGATTTGTTACACTAAATAATGATGCAAACAGTGATAGTGAGATAACCGCTGCAACATCTAAATCTGTTAAAAAAGCATATGATTTAGCCAATAGCGCCAATCAAAATGCCAGCAGTGCAAATGATAATGCCAATACTCGCTTGTCTAAAGATCGGAACGGGGCTGATATTCCTGACAAGACTAATTTTTTAAAAAATATTGGGTTAGGTGAAACAGCAAATGTCCGATTTAATGATGTTTACGTCAACGTTTTGCATAGTTCAATCCTCAACCTGACCGGCAATGTATCGGGTGTCCAATTTTATTCACCGGATGGTTCTGGAAGACGGCGCAGAATAGAAAGGGCATTAGACTCTGATCCGGTGATGTTTAGATTCATTGATCGGGCAGGAGACGCTGAAAATAATCGAAATATTGCTGTCATAGAGATGCCCAGAGTTACGTATGGTCAGGTGTTGGTATTGAGAGGAAACTGTATAAATGACCCCAATGGCTACATACGGATAGCCTCCCCTATCATCGAAATTTTCTCTTCTGGCGCATTCACCACCAACGATGAATCCGAAGGGACTACTGTTGAATATTTATCAAAAGGTACATATCTAATTAAAGGTATTAAAGGATTCAGTAATGATGGAACTGTCAATAACATCGACATCCCACGTTGTCAGAACGATCTACCAATGGTTTGGGTCAACCATGAAGTTCTACCTGATGGCTCTATCAAATTAATGACCTACCACCGTGAACACTCAGATGCCCCTGCTTTCGCCAGAAATATACGGGAGGGCTACTCTGACGGTGATTTAATCGATATTCCTGATGGCAGATTTGTTTCTGTCCGAGTGCAAATGCCTGATGCTAAATAATCACAATCTTAATTCCTCTGCCACTTTCAAAATATAATTTGGAGGTAATACTATGTTGAATGACTGGTCTGGAACTGTCCCTGCTAACCTTGAACAAGGTCAACCTACAGGGCTTTTGCTTAAAGCAGGTGATGTGATATCTGTCGTTGCTAAGGGGTGGGTAAAATATGGTAGCGCTACTAACCATGAATACGCAGCACCAGAAGGAACTATGCCAATCTACCAACCTGCAGAACCCACTTTGTCTTTACTTGTAAAAATCTCCAACAAAACTTACAAAATAGGAAATGGTGTATTACGTAGAAGGGTTCCCGTTGATGGGGAACTAATATTATTATTTGACGATACTCCGGGTCAATATGGTAACAATTCAGGTGAATTTTTGGTTGATATCTTAGTGGAATCTCCAGATATTTTAGATGACCTTGAAGAAATAGATAGATAGCGAAATTACTCAACCCGCAACTTCTTGCGGGTTAACCATTCCCTTACTCCACCAATTCAACCTGATCACTATCAGTGACAACCTCTGCCGCCTTCTGCTTCATATTCCACACCGAATTTTCTGGCATCTGGACACGGACATCCAAACGGCAACCTTCGGGGATATCGCACGGTTCACCATCCTGATAGAACACCTTCTCCCCGTTCACAATAGCTTTTATCCGCTTATTCTGAAAGCGTACCGGTAAATGACTATGCTGACGATGAAAGGTTTCAATCGTGATACTGCCGTCCTTGTTCACCTTGTCATCAATGTAAATAAGTTCCAGCCCGTTGTTGTTCTTCGGCGAGGAAATACCCCCATGTACACCCCATGCGCCATCGGCGTTATAGCCTAGCACACCTGTCACCTGATAATGACCGAGGCCGAGTTTAGAGACGATTGCGCCTTCGGATTCGTCATTAGTTTCGAATTTACCATCGGGATGGATTTGAATGATAGGGGAGGATTTTCTGATAATACCATCCTGACCTGCATAAACATTCCCTCCCCACCCCATTGCTAAAACATTTCCATGAACGCCTTCAGGGAAAAGATAATTACTCAACGTTTCTCTTCCCTTTTGGATAATGACGTATCCATACTCACCTTGCGTCCCAAAATTAACTGCTAGTCCGGTTCCCGCGTGTTTTGCCAAAAAATTAGTATACCCATCGCCAACCGCTATCACTTGACCAGCGAATTGAACCCCAGAAGCATTCTGAATGACTGCACCCTCTAACCCAATATTCCTCACAAACGCCGCTTTATTCGGAATATCCGTCCCATTCTGGGATTTATTCAGTTTGTCATCCATCGCCGCCTGCAATGTTCGTATAGATTGCAGTGGCACCGTCTGTCCATTCGGCAGCGTTACCTCCACCGCTCCGTTCTGCGTCATCCATTGATCCATATTCTGCAAGAACTGGATGATATTGCTGTTAATAGCGCACATATGCCGGACACCATCAGAAATAGAGTTAGGCACCGTCGTCTGGATCTGGTAAGTAACGTTATTCAGCGTGGTTTTGGCCGTATCCGCCAATACCAGTTCCGTATCGGAATTCACGGCCTGAATCATATGCAGTAAATTACTGCTACCAGACTGGATGAGTATCACCTGCCCCGGCGCAATCCCGCTCAGGTTGTCTTTAAATTTTGTACCCGTACCCCGGACAATCGCCGAGCCGGACACCGTGGAAAGGGTGCCTTGTGTGTAAATCATCATAAATTCCTGAAAAGAGTAAATTAGAAGTAGTCGTCGAAATTAATCGCGTAGATGTCGTAGTTGATGGGTTTGTAGCTGAACCAGTTAACCTGAAAATAGTGAAAGTCCATTTTTCCGGCTTCGCTCACCGAAATGGTGCTGCCTGAGAAGCTGAAACCGGAATCGGCAAAGCGCCAGCTGTTTCCCCGGATATTCTTAGCCAGCTTTGCCAGCCGGTTAAGGTGTATCATGGGTCGGGAAATGCTTTGAGCTGAGCCGCTGCCGTTTCTGACGGGGATCATTTCGCCTAAAAAGAACGGCGTGTAATAAGACGAGTAGGTCATCTCCCCGGAGGCGTTATACACCGCCACGCCCACATCAGGCTTCTTGAGGGAGAAACCGCTGGAGAAAATCACGACATAGACCTCGCAAGGCACGTCATTGTTCATCATGACTTTATCGTGATTCATGCCAACAGCGGCCCCCGACGTTTCCGTCCGGGCAAACACCAGACACTGTTCGCGGTTCGGGATGGCATCCGGCACCCGCCATTGTCCAAAACGACCCAGATTCACTTTGCCCCGGTAAACGCAATAGCCCATCCGGTTCTGATTGGACAGGGTAGCAATCCCATTCATGCCCGCCAGTTGAATGCCAAAGGATTCTCGATGCTTGGGATAGCCACACACCTGAATAGAGAAATTCTGGTCGTGTTCAAAAAAGGGATCAAACCAGCCGGTGACATTGCCATACCAGTCGGGTTTACCATTGGGGCTGTCACTGTATTCAAAACGCAGATACTCCCCTTCCATGCGGATGTTATGGATTCGGATATCGACAATGGCAGAGACGTTGCCATCCTGCCCCACCATCACCGTTTTGGTCGGTATCAGGACAATATTAAAATCTTTGGCTTCGGGAATATGACGGGATTGTTGCCAGCCCTGCTTACGGTAATCACCGTGCAAATCGACCGCTATTGTGCGTATCAGGCTCAGGGTCTGCGCGCGTTCTGAATCCAGTCGATACGGTTTACCGCCGTCACCGGGATGGACTAATAATCCGATGTCACTCATTAAATTTCTCCTACCTTGACCCGTAACACGCCATTGCCATCAAACACCGCCAGTCCGGTGTTATCGAGGGCGATCCGCACCCCACCTGACGAGCCTTTCATCTCAAACGCCCCATTCTTCGGCAGATTCCAGCCATCATGCGGCCAGTTATCTGAACGTAGTCCGTCGGCAATTTTTGCCATTGTGATAGAGGCATCGTTGATTTTGGCGCCGTCAATCACGGCCGTACCCAAAAAGGCCTCCTTGATAAACACCTGCCCGTCTTTAATCATAAAAACCGATTCCAGCTTGCCGTTGGTGGGATTGACTACCGTAAACTGGTTGGCCCGTACCCCGAAGTGCGTTTCCACCTTACCGTTTTTGACCTCAGCCCCGATAACCATCCCGGCTTGATAAAACTGTCCCTTGTATTTCACTCCGGCCCGGATGTCCTTGATGGCATGACCGTTACCGTCGATATCAAAGACAGCCGTGGCTTTTTCTTCCAGCACCGCTGTGTTATCGCCCACCTTTGCTGTCAGGGTGTCAATCGACAGGGCAAATGCCTGGCGATCATCCGCCCGTGCTTTATCAACCCGGCTGATTTCTGCCCGGATTTGGCGCTGTTCGCCTGCGGATTCACTGGCTTGTGCCGCCAGTTGCAGGGCAGATTCTGCCTGTGAACGCTCCTGATTATTGAGCGTCTCGTTCAGATGGGTGATTTGGGACTGTTGCGTTTCGTACTGGCTTTGCTGGGTTTGCTGTAATGTCGCTGAAGCGTGTTCAAGATCCGCTATGGCGGTTTTCTGCTCATTGAACGTACTGTAAATAGCGGATAACTGCTGCGCTTGCTGATCAATGCCTGCCTGTAACTGCTTATCGCCTGTCTGGATTTCTGCCCGCAACTGGGTCTGACTTTCTGCCAGCGCCTTATCTATCTCAGTTTGGCTCTTTTTAACGTCCACAATGGCGGATTCCGCCTCCCCAAGCCGGGTGTTGATTTGATGACCCATTTCGGCACGAGCCGTTGTCTCCGTTGTCACGGCTTTTTCAACCTGCACAATCCGGGCTACCGACTCAAGCTGTTGTTCACTGAGTGAGTTAAACTGGGCTGAAGTCTGCATCAACGCCTCTGACATCGCACTTTCAGCATCCGTCACGGTCTTTTCTATTTTGCTGATATCACTGCGCTGGGCAGCAAACTGGGCTTGGGTGGTCTGCTCAAACTTAGCCTGAACTTCGCTTACCATGGCGATAGCATCGGTGTTCTGGGTGACACGCCCTGAGATATCCGCCAGATTATCGTCGGTGGTTTTCAGGCTGGCTTTCACCTGATTGACCGCTTTCGCAATGGCTTTTTCTTGTGTGGCTTGTGATTCCTTAACATCCAGCACTGCTGCCCGGTTATCGGCTACGTCAGCACTGATTTGCGCCTGAAACCTGGCATGTGCCGCACTATCATCAGCCTGTACCTGCTCAAGACGGGTGATATCGGCTTTACGGTTACGTGATTCTTCTTGCAAATTGTGGCTGATCTGGGTGCTGAAATGGGTATTGGTCATTACCCCTTCTGCCACCTCACCAATCTGTTGCTCAAGGTTCAGCGCCTTATTGCCCAGCTCCCGCGCCCGTTGTTCCAGCTCCGTGGTTTTCTCACCATTGAGATCAATTTTTTCCGCCAGACGTTTCCCGCTTTCAGAGGACAGAAACTGCTTACCGGTAATGTCTAATATCTCTTTGGCGCGGTCATCCGGCTTGCCTTGTGCTTCGACAAAGTGCGATTTACCGAACTCATTCACACTGCGAACGTAGAACCAGTAGGCGGTTCCGGCTTTCAGTCTCCCTTTTGTCCAGAACTTCGCAATACCCAGAAAATCCGCTTTGGTCTCAATCTCGTTGATATCGGGGATTGGCCTGTCTGAGAACCAGAACTCAAATTGCGTATCCAGCGTCTTGGGGGCACTGATATAAGGAATGGCTTTCAACTCAAAAAAGCCGGGTTCTATCGTGATAACCGAAGGGGCAGCCGGGGCACCAATCACCATCGGCACTTTGGCTTCATCACCCAACATGCCGCTGTCGTCACGGGCACGGACACCGACCGTATACACACCCGCGTCTAACCCACTGAAGTAGTATTCCAGTTCTTGAGTATTCCCGTGTGAAACCACTTTATTGTCACGATAGAGCGCCACATCAAAGGTGATCTTGCGGTTGAATGTCGTCGTCGCCCACATCGCACGGGCCTGCACCTGCGTACTGTCCTGAATGTACGCCATGCTCAGGCGTTCAATATTGGGAATACGGATCACATTCTGCGTGGCAGGCGTCCCCTGAAAATCAACCCCGTTCTCAACAACCGCTTCTTTCTGAGGTTCATGCTGAATACAGGTAAAATTGTAATGCCCTGTTTTGGTGTCTTCGGCAATGCTCATGATCCGGAACAAGCGGGTGATCAGTGATCGCTTGGCAATGGAGAACACACCCCATTGACGTAATCCTGCAGGCACGTCTTTCAGGGTGACCACATCGCCACTGACGGATTCAATCTCCACCCGGACAAACGTCCCTTCATTGCCCATATAAGAAAAATAACCGGACTCACCGGAGGCAAACTCGGCTGGCGCATCAAGACGCACTTTCTTACCGGAGAAAGCCAACACACGCCCACCGATACGCGCGGCGGCGAAGGTGTTATCGGCAATTTCCACAATGTCACCCGGTATGCAATTAATCCCTTCACGACCGGTACTGAATGTCACGGAATCCGTTTCGAGCTTTTCGGTTTCGATGATCCATCTGCCGACCCGATGTGCCTGACCCCGGCTGGTACACCCAAAGGCCGTCACCTTTTTAACATTCAGGCCCAGACGGTCAACCAAGGCATCATCCTGAATCAGTTCCCGCTCTTCTTTCCAGCCGTTTTCCGGGTTCACCCAGGTGACTTCAATAATCGTATGCCGGGCTTTCTTTGCCGCCGCACTGTAGTTAAATTTGCCCTCGACCACGTTGGCATTGGTGAATGTCCAGACCGGATCCGTGGGCCGGTCCTGAAAGCAGGTCAGTTGCAACCCATTCCAGACCTGCATCCCACGAAAGACCGAAGCCAGATCATCCAGCACATCCCGTGCCTTACGCTGGTTTGCAATATAGGCATTACAAGTAAATCGGGGTTCCATCCCCCCAAAGCCATCCGGCACAAGCTGATCACAATATTGCGCGATGGCATACAGGGCGAACTTGTCACAGCCAAACGACCCCATCAGCTTCCCGATGCCATAACGGGTGTTGGTCACCAAATCGTAGAATATCCATGCCGGGTTATTGGTGTAAGCAGGCTTGAAACGCCCTGTCCAGACGCCTTTATACTCCCGCGTATCAGGGAAGTAATTATCCGGCACCTGAACAATCATGCCCTTGATATGATAGGTACGCTTAGGGGTATCGGCAAACAGTGAGCGGTCAATGCGCATTCCCACCACCGCACTGTTCGGGTAGCTCATCAGGGTATCGGTAATTTCGGTATAACTGGCCCAGACTGTGCCATTCCGCAGCCGGTCGCTTTTGCTGTCCTCGGTTAAACGCGACACCCGGATCTGGAACGGCTTTTTCTTCGGGGCGTCAATAGTGTGAGATTCCAGATATTGCCCGCTGATTTTTGCCGGGCCGATATGCACAAACTTAGCGTTATACCAGCCAGAACCGTCATTCACATCGATAGACAGTTGTACCGAGCTGTTTTCCTGATTACCCTTATCATCAGTCTTAACAAGCTGGCTAACGCCCACGGTAAACCTGATCCTGTCCACATCACGGTTCGATACCGATCGGAGTATCGGCATGTCTTTCTTGACTTCAACACTGACCGGAATTTCACTTTCGACAAACGGATACTCGCTTAACGGCTCCTGCGATTGCGTCCCCGCCCGCCACTGGACAGTGACGCCGTGGATATTGGGATTACCGCTCTTATCCACAACCGGCGTGCCGTTAATCCTGAACCCCTGCAGGCCACCGACCGGCCCTTCAATCTGTCCCTCACTAATCAGATCAACAATGTTCAGAAACTGCTTATTCTTCAGATTATCATCCAGCAGTTTCGGGGTACTGCCCTTGCCGCCACCTTTAGCCATTATTCTGTCTCCAGACCCTGAGAAATCACGTTCGACCCCACCACCAGCTCACCGTAAGCAATGGGCACCGGATAACCCTGCCCGATACGGTTTTCCAGTGAACTGAAATAGCGGTTGCCCTCGGTTTTGCTGGAACCCATCGACGGATTCTCCGGCATTTTGGTCAGCATGGTCGCCATCCCAGCCGCCAGCAGTGCCACCCCCGCCATCGCCAGCCCCGCCGTGTAAGCACTCCACATGGCAATCGACGCACCGCCCGTCCAGAATGCCGCAGCAATCGCCACCACGCCCAGCACCGCCATGCCTATCCCCGCGCTATTTCCACCAGCCCCTTTAACCACAGGCACAATCGTGACCGTATCGCCGTCATTCAGCGGGTGATTCATGCCTGCCGGAATGGATTGCGTTGTCATATCCCGCCCGGCAATGCGGATACGGAACTGCCCGTCAGCCAGCGCCTGCTGGAACCCTGTTAACTGATAACACAGGCACCTGACCGCTTCTGCCGCGTCACGCACCTCTAACTCATAACGACGGCCAAATCTTCGAAGATGGCCTCCAAGCTGTAACTTGACCATTGTGGATGTCTCCAGACTGAATGTGTGTAGTTGAGCCAGTAACCACCGTAAACATCGCGCTTGCTGATGCGATCTGGCCTGTGATGCAGAATTTGCTGATTGCCGAGGTAAATCGCCCCGTGGCAGGGCGTCTGACTCCCCAGACAAATGAGAATGATGTCGCCGGGCTGGATTTCATCCACCTGTTCAAAGCCCTGACTTAAGCTGTTATCGAGATAAAGGTTCTGCCCCGCGTTCCACCACGCATCGTCACGAGGAATATCGTCTAATTCGATGCCTGCCAGATGATAGGCATCGCGGATCAACGAATAGCAGTCCTGTGTCCCGTGGAGAAATGCCCGGCCTAATAAACGCGGCACCGGGCGAAATTGGTGCACCCGATCACCACAAGCCAACCACCACGGCAGGCCCGTCTTGAGTTGCTGTGTGCGGTCGGCGGTACTTAATCGCAGCTTGCCATTGGGGTGACTGTGCACAATGGCCTCGATATCGGCAAAGCACTCTGCCGTTATCCAGTCATCGGGGTTAATGTCAAAATAGTGCTCAGGATCCGGTGAAATATTGCGGCACGGGAAATAGCGCCCCCCGGCAATCAGGCCGCACGCTTCCCTCACCCCTTCCGCTTTCGCGTGGGCGATAATGTGGTGTTCAATCATGATTAACCTAACCTGTTCGCGCCTAAAAAACCGCCAAAGGGCATAGACAAAGGACGGGGATAGCGCAGCGTGCAACCGCTGTATTTCTTTGAGCAGCGGTCTTTCAAGGGATGAGTGATGGGCTGGTCTTTTTCATCGGCTACCGGTGGGCCGTCATAGCCACAATCGGCGGAACGGTACTGCCAGCAACAGATATCCGCCTGAATCACCCGCGCCGGAATGAGCGCCCCATCCGTTTCACTGGGTAAAGCCAGGATGTAGGTCACGAAATCCGCGTTGGCATCCTGCTTCTGTTCTATCAGGTATTTGCTGACCACCTCACGGGTCGGATCGGCCTGTGGGTTGCCATTCGGAAAGTTGACCGCATCCAGATACAACTCCGGCACCTGACGGCGGGTGACCACCGCGCCCAGCGCATCATTGAAATCCTGATTGATGGCGGTCAGCAACCCATTGATATTGGCAAACACCATCTTCGGTCGGGAGCTGGGGCCTTTGCCACTCATTTCAAACCCGGTCACCTCCACCGGATACGGCTCATAGCGCAGCCCCTGCCAGATGACCGGCTGTAATTTGCCGTTCATGCCATCATGGAAACGGTAGACATCGCCCCCAAACATCGTTAAATCGATTTCATACAGATTCAGGATCGCGTTCTGGCCCAGTTCAGTGACGGCCACCCGCATTGCTTTCGGGATGTCTCTCATGCCACGACCTCCTCAAACACACAACTGACTGACCAGCGCACCCGATGGCGGTTGACCGTCCACGAACGACACACAAACGTGCGCAATTGATTATCATCACTACTTCGCCAGACAAACGATTCCACCGCACCCCGTGCGCGTAAGAACGCATCAATCGCCCGCCCGGTATCAGCACTCCCGGCAAAATTAAGCTGGTAGCGTTTTAACTGGTTATTGATGCCATCTTTGATGCGCTGCTCGTAGCCATCGCCAAACTTAATTACTTTGACACGCGGTTCATGGCTGACCTCATAGTTATCCTGCGGTCGCCAGATAAATTCTGGTTTTGTCATATTTCACCCATAAAAAAACCCGCCGAAGCGGGTTTGTGCAATTACGTATCCCATAGAAAGGGATTGCGGTTAATCCAGTGTTAACTGTGTTGGCCTGCATTCATAAAGTGCCGCCAGTTTTTCCAAGGTAACCTGACGGGGGCGTTCTGCTTTTTCAAACTGGGAAACAGCAGCTTGCTTTACACCCAATTTTTCAGCCACTTCGGTTTGTGATAAACCACGATAGATACGCCATGCCGCATGGAGGGTAATTTCTTCATCCACCATGATACTGATGACTTCATGAGGGATGGTTTCATCATCATGAGGGCCTTTGGTGTAAGGGATTTCCGCCATATTATCTCCAGTATTGTGTTAACCCTGACATTAAACAACAGGTTATTGATATTATGCTACTGATTCAGCATACCACCCGGCCTGCTCTCATCGGTCAGTACATCATAGATAGTCTTCCTGACCATGCCCGACATCATCCGTGCATCTTGCTCAGAGAAGTTGCCCTGTGTCTGGACATGAAAGGCAATATGGATACTGCCCACAGAAGTACCAACGCCACCCTTGCCCATCTCCCGGTTGCTGACCACCTTACCCCTGTCGCCCGGTATCATGTACTGGTGACCGTTATTGGCTTTGAATATCTCTGGCTTATTGTTCTCCCCGATCCGGTAAGCCCCGTTAGGACTAACTGGGCCACCATTTTTACGCGCCCCCAATAAAGCAATCATGGCAGGCACGGCGGCTGTCATGGCTGCCATCCCGACAGTCGCGGCAGTACCCATTGTTGCCACACTGGTTGCCGCCGCAGCCGGTGCCATTGCCGTAGTGATCGTCGCGCCTGTTGCCACCGCCTCCACCTTAGCAGCAGTATTGGCGGCCTTACCGATGACCATGTTTTTGATTTGCTGCATTCCCATCTGAACCAGTGCGGAAACGGCTTCGTTGGCGATGGTTAAGGCCAGATTGCGCATGGCTTCATCAGCGGTCTGAGTACCGGTTAACAGCCCGGTGATGGCATTGGCGGAACGTTGGCCTAGTGCATCCAGAGAATTAGCCAAGAACTGATTTGCCTCACTCTGATTACGCCATATCTCCCATGACGCATTCAGGCGATCTTGTTCGTATTTGGTATTGGCCGCATTCATCAGCTCAATACCACGTTGCGTCAATTCACCCTTTTCCGTTTCGAATTTGCGGATCATTTCCAATTGTTTGGCATGACGGTTTGCGAGTTCCTGAACGGGATCAACTTGTGCAGTGAGTTCTTGTTGAGGGGTAACAATTTTGTTTGCTTTAGCTTCGGCAATCGCTTTTGCGTAAGTAGTAGCAATTTCCAACCGGCGCCGCTCGTATTGTTCTTCGGTGACTAAATCACTCTTAAGCTGACGTTCCAACTGCTCGCTATCCAGTTTTCGGATTTGTTCTGCTTTGGCAAAAGCATCTTTTTCAAGCGCGGCTTTCTTATCCTTATGCTGTTGGTCTATTTTATATAACGCTGTTGCCGCTTCTTTTGCCTGAGCAATTTGCTTTGAGGTGGCTTTTTCACCCAGCGCCTTAACAGCATCATACTGAGCCATCTGAACGCTTCCCTCTTTATATCCGGTATTGAGACGTTCTAAAGCTTCCTTTTGGCGTTTTAGTGCTTCTGTAGCTTCATCTGTTGATTTAGCAGATTTTTTGTTAGCTTCTTTCCCTGCGGCTTCATTTTCCCATATTTGTGTATATACCTCTTTCAACCGAGTAATTGCTCGCTCATCTGTTATTCCAGCATCCTCGGCGGCATATTTTCCTTGCTGTTCAGCTCTCGCTTTTCCTTCCAGTTTACTGAGGGCTAATCGTCTTTCAGCTTGTTTTATTAATTTTTCGCCTTCTTCGCCACCCCAATCTAACTTAATTTTCAGGTACTCTGCATTAAATTCCTTTTGCTCCTGAGTTGCATTTTTTAATGAAAGTCCATAACTACGCCATGCTTGCTCTGCGCTGGGTAATACACTTCTGGTGTGCGCGGTAAGTAGTTCAGCACCTTCAAGCAAGGTTCCATTCGCTTTAGCATCTAAAATTCCTGCAGCGCGTTTAGCATTGTTGTAGTTATTGTATGCCTTTTCCGTATCACCAATAGCTATATTCAGTTTATCTTGAGCTTGAGAAAGAAGCCTCGAGGCTTCCGATTGCTCTTGTGAGCCATCTTTCGCTTCTTTCAGTTGCTTTGTGTATTTGTTTACTTCTGATTTAGCTTTTGAATATGCAATGTTCGCATCTAAAAGGTTATTACTAAGTTCAGGAAGTGCTTGCCTGAGTTTTGATGCCTCGGCCATTAACTGTACCCGATTCATCTCCCTCATTTTTACAAGAAGGTTATCCACTCCTTCTGCAAGATTTTTTGCTTCTTCGCTCGCTTCTTTTGCTTTTGAATGGAAAAAATAGAGGGCACTGGCAGCCAACATAGCCGCTCCCGCTGGCCCTCCTACCAATGCAAGCGAGCCTTTAAGACCAGTCAATGCAACATTGGCAGCTCTATTTGCAACCACTGATCGTTCTGTAGCTGCTATTTCTACGTTTTTAGCTTGAGCATATGTTGTTGATGTAGCTATTGCAGCAGATTTTTTAGCATTAAGGTTATCCAATGCAAATGCCTCAGCCGCCGTTCCTTTTGCTACGTTATACTCAGCCTGGGCAAGGTTTAATGCAGATACCGCTGCATCTCTATCTGCCCAAGCCTTTCTCGTCGCTGCTTGAGCTGCATATAATGCATTTTGAGCTGAAATCTGGGTCGCTCTCGCCTCACCAATAGATGCTGCTGCACTCTCTAATTTGTTTTTCGTTGCTAATGTCAATGCCCCAACAAACCGAGATCCCATCACAGCGGCTGCCACCAAAACCACATTGGATACGGTTTCCATGTTATTACTGAGAGAAATAATGGCATCGTTAAATGCATTAATTCCAGACTTGATGGTTGCCGACTCACCAAAGAACTTGGTCAGATTATTACTGGCAACCTGCATTGCCTGCCCCATTGTCATAGTAGTTTTTGTAAATTCTTTAGCAATCGCATTCCCTTGAGATAATAATCCCTTAACTACTACGTCAGTGGTCAATTTTCCTTCTGCGGCCATTTTACGTAGCTGTCCAATATTCACGCCCAGCGAATCGGCCAAAGCTACCATTATACGACTGCCTTGCTCTGCTACAGAGTTAAATTCTTCACCACGCAGAACACCCGAAGCTATACCTTGTGATAGCTGAATAATCGCGTTTTCAGCTTCTGTCGCAGTTGCACCAGATACAATAAATCCTTGGTTGATAATTTCCGTTAGTCTTGCTAAATCCTTTGCGGATGTGTTGTATTCCCGCGTTCCTCGCTCCAAACGACCGTATAAAGTGGCTGTTGCATCTAAGCTGGTGCGAGTATCTTGTGAGATCTGAAACACTCGATTAGTCACATCGATCAACTGCTCATTAGCGCGAACAGAGTTAACCAATTTATTGCTGACTACCGTCCATGCTTCAGCATAAGCGGCTACTTGTTGAACTGATAATGCAGAAGTAAGAGCAGTGGCAACTTTAGATACTGAGGATAATGCCTTTTCCGCTCCCTGAACTGCTCTACCTGTCTGATTAAAGCTCTGCTCCATTCGATTAAGGCGCTCGTCAACTTGACGCTGCGCTGTCAGCAATTGCGCTACATCCATTTGCACCTGATAAACAAGATTACCTACACGATGCTCTGCCATTTACTAGATCCTTAAAAAAGAAAACCCCGCACTTGGCGAGGTTGTAGTTAGTCAGTAAGAAAAATAAATTATTTTTCAGGTTTGTAATTAATCATCATCGTTAAATCAGATGAAAATGGCATCTTATGAATAGACATATCAATCTTGATTCCATCTTTTTTGTATTCAGCCCGATAACCATCACAATTATCTTCGTTATCACAAGTGATACTCACATCACTCTGCTCGACTGGTTTACCATATTCACGAGATAAATCAGAAATAGCTTTATTAAATTTAATATTAAATGAAGAAGAATCATTGTCGCCGTAGCCATTTCGGCTACTCATATAAGCATTTATTTCGACCAACTGATCATTAATAAAACTAGCGGAATATATATCAATCCACTCAGCAGCTTCAGGGACATTCCTGAATGTGCATTCAGTGATTTTCTGTTCTTGAATATCTTGTTTTTCCGTACATTTAAATTTTTTTAATTTTAATTCGGCCAATGAATTTATATTCTGTCCCCATTCTAGGCCAAAAGGAGCATCTGGTCGTTTATTGCACCCCATCAGTGACAAAACAGCGAACAATATAAAAATTAATCTCATAAAAAGGACTTCCACATCATTACATTTTGCTCATGATACCAAGCAATTAGAGCAAAAGAACGTAAAATGATATGAGTAAACAGGGAAACGGGACTACACACATCCAATTTGAATGTGATAACGTAACCATATGAATTTACAATACGTTATTAGAAATGGATCACAAAACGATTAAAGGCAGAATTAAAGCTATAGATTGGAGTTCCTTCAATACTGCCGGAGGAGCAGCCACATCTGTACCCGAACATCTAATGCAATTGCTATCTGATGATATTGATGAAGCAAAAAAAGCTATCTTTCAATTGGACTGGGGATTATGTCACCAGCATGTCTCAATCTCTTCTGCAGCACTTCCTGCTTTACCCTTTTTGTTAGAAATGATTGGTCATACAAAAGAAAACATTTCCATTGAGATATTAGACCTGATATCTGGATTATCTGACTGTATTAAGCACATTCCTGATTACACAGGCTCTATCCCTGATTATGTATTTGAGATACAAAAAATCCTTATATCAAAAATTCCACGTTTCGAGCGACTATCCAAGCACAAAAATAAAGATATTGCCTTCTACTCCTCAGAAATAATCAAAGATTTAACCCAATCAAAAGATACGGCTAGATAGTAGAGACAAAAAACCCGCGCTAGGCGGGTTGGGAAGATGATTTAACATCAGGCGGCTTCTTTACCTTTTGAACCTGTCTTCACGATCCTATCTGTGACTTCCTGTTCAATTTTGATCTCAAAATCGGTAAATAAAGCGATTGGCTTTACATTCTTTCCACTTTTTTCCAGTCGAACAAAGCCGTGCCTGTTTAACGTTTTTAGCGTAGCCGATAAGTTACTAAGCTTTCTACCTGAAAGATCGGCCAGTTCAGTCATTGTTTCCGGTTTTTGTTCGTCCATCATTCGAAGTAACGCGATATTATTTTCACTCAGCACTTGCGCCAGAGCGATCATAGAGGTGAACCAGATTTTAGGCTCTCCAGATTTAGGCTTATATTCGCCTTTAGCTATTGCTAATACACGCTTACGAATCAGTTCTTCATTCATTACGCCGATGAGTGCTTTCATTTTGCTACCCCCCTGGATTTTCTCTCAGCAATCACCTCATCAATCTTTGAGAAAAAGTCCTCAATTAACTGATAAGGTGATGCAAACTCGTATGGAACCCCTTTATCATGTGGATTTCTATGCATGTGATCGTAAACTATGCGGCCTTTGTACTTTCCTTTCTTTGGTGCAGAAATAGCATGCGCGTTATCCATACCAAACACTCTGGTGTTATGCCTGTCATGCAATGTAAGGCTATATCTAATCCCATGAGGGATTGCCTTAGATTTATTAACCATCCATGCTTTTATTTCCCACCAGTAGCCATCATCCCTATTCACTCTCTGGCCATGAAGGTCTAATAAAACCTCTAATCCATGCTCATAGTCCACGATCAAAGCCTCACTATTATTATGAACTAATCATAAGTATAATTCTTGATTATTGCAAGCTGGATAGCTAACACACTTCTTGGTATAAAATTAAGCCTTGTGTATTGGCAGTGGAATCACTTTTTCAATGTGATATCCGTATTGACGGGCGACTCCAGCAATAATGTCTTCTGGGGTTTCTGCTCCGCCTGTAAAAGCATTGGTTTTTTTGAGGTAGTGATCATAGATTTCCACCTTAACGAGATATCTGAAATTTGGAGATTGAAGTTTTACCCGTTTTTTCTCTTCGCTCATTTTCCAATATTTGTAAAGCACATCATCACACTCTTCCTGATACCACATAACGTTATCTTTGATAGTCGCTTTCACTTTATTGGGGTTGATCATGGCTAACCAGCCAGCAAGTTCATCAAGTGCAAGGCAGCTCATTGTTCGCAGGCCCTGCTTAGTCAGTATCGGGATTTTCTCTACATCGGCCTGAATACGTGTTTTCAGCTTTGTGCACTGCGAGGCCCAGCTCAGCCCCATTCCTTCAACAATCGGTTTCATGGGGACATATGGCACACCGTTATAATTCACGATAAAGAGATCTGCGCCATAAAATGGAACGTTGATTGTTTGACCGCTTTCCTTAACTGCTACAATGCTCACGCTTGGGTTCCTAATCAGTGCTGGACAATTCAGAGGCCTCTAGCTATGGCTATAGTCAGGGGCTTCATCTTTTCGATAGGACGCTATTAATTGCGTGATTGTCACATTTTGTAAAGAAAGTTCACTTTAAATTGGGATACACCTCGAATAATCAACTATTTGTACACAAATAGTAGGTATTTACCGATTGTTATCACTAAAAACTGTTAATAAGTTAGCGAATTCTATCAAATCCCTGTTATTCGCCTTTCAATAACAATTATTTTTCAAGGCATTATAGGTCTCAGCTCTTTTTGATTATTTCATACTCACCAGTCTGCGTTTGCCACTGAGCAGATCACGGGTACGTTTATCATCCGCCGCAATCACCGCATCGTATTCTTCGCGGGTAAAGCCTTTTTCATCCGGGAACTTGGCTTTCAGCATCATCTGGAATTCCGTCATGGTTAACCGTTCCGCTTCCTGACGTGACATACCAAAATGCGTCCGCGCCGCATTGATATATTCCATCGCGTTAAATTGGTCAGAATAGGCTTCTGTTCCTTCATGGCGCTGGAGTTTTCGGAGCTTCACTTTACCCATCACACCGTGGGTGATCAGCTCTTTGGCTATGGGAATAATATCCTTAACCGGCATACTGCCCGGACGATACACAAGACCTTTTTGTCCGGGTCGCCACTCACCGATGAGTGCGTCAATCTCTTCTTCACAACACGCCTGTATCACGGACATCGCCGTAGACAACACCGGGCGACCAAATACCGGTTTTCCCAGCAGGGTGATTAACCAGTCAGGGAGTGTGCCGTAAGCCAGTGCTGCCCGTTGAATGAGTGCCTGTGCTTTTGCCCCGTTCAGCACCGTATAGGCTTCCACGATTTGCCGGGGGGGGCCAAGGCGGGTCATGGCAGCGAATGAGGGACTGAGTGAAAAATCTTTTTTCTCTGTGGAGATCACCATCTCCCCGATTTCAAGCATGGGTGTCATAAAGCCTCCTGAATATGATCAAGGGCACTGCATCAGCACCCTTTGTAATATCAAGGAACGACGGTTATCCCGCCTTGGGGAGTTTTACCGGCACTTCTTCAATCAGCCAGTCCACCGAGTCGGCATCACTGACCTTTAACTCACCGGAATAGGTGGCAATCTCATTCGCGCCGAACTGGGATGACCAGGAGGTGAACACCATATAGCCCTGTAGCACGAAAGCATGATCGCCGGTGAAGTCCATCTGCACCCAGTAAGCGGGCTGGCGACCGGCCTGCACTTCCTGCGGGATTTCCTTCAACAGACGCAACGGGCCAAAATCGTCTTTTTTATCCTGCTTGCGGTATTCCCCGTCAAAGCTGATGGTTAAGTCCATACTGGTGACGACACTTTCGACCAGCCCTTTTGAATCATCGGCTTCAGAAGTCAGGGTATTGGGTGACAGGTCGAAGGATTTGGTGGTCAGCGCCCCAAGTCGTAAAAAATCAGATTGTTTCGGCGCGGTGTCAGGGCAGCCTTTAGCAATACGAATAATGGCATGACGACCAATCAGTTTATTGGTCTCTACCGGGCAATTTGCCATGTGAATAACCTCTTATCATAAAAATAAAAAGGCCGCGCAAGGCGGCCTGATTAGGATGTACAGCGAAAGAGTAGCCGGATGACATACCGGTTCTCTTGGGTAGGAATGGGGGTAGTCAGGCCGCCCAGATTAAAGACGCCATTCAGACACTCATCATCAGGATGGGCCGCGACATAATTCAGAATGTTCTGTGCGCGCTGGATAACCGGCTGGGGATTGTTCTGCCCACTGACCAGAATGACCTGCACATGGTCATCAGCGCCTAAATCATCCAACCGACCTGTGCCGCCCGCGGGTTGGAACACCATATATTGGGCCTGACCACCATCCCCTTTCTGCTCAATCCAATTGAGCATCTGGATTTTAAAACCATCAGTGAGTTCAGCCTTTGCCAGATACTGGCGGAAGTGTTCAAAGACCATCAGAGTTTCAGCTCCTGCGCAACCGCGTTATCGATTTCCCGCCGCATCTCATCAAAGCCGGATTTCAGAAAGGCTTTCTTCGCCGTAGCCCGGCGAAAATCCTGCCTCACAGCCGGATCATGGACATAGACGGCATAGTTTGCCGAATAACCCACACGCCCTGTGAGCCGTACGCCATCAAAGCGCACATCACGGAACTGGGAGTTAATCAGCGTGGCGGTATCAATCGGGGTATAAAGGGCTGCCTGTGTACTGCCGATATACAGCGCCTTATACACAGCGCGAACCACTTTGCGCCCCCGGATATCGCCAATCAGCGCATTAAGCCGGGACTGGGCTTCACGGATCCCCGTGACTTTGACGCCCATATCAAACGCCTGTCACTAAGATATAATCATCCGCAAGGCGCTCGAAGGTATCAGCATCAAACGTGACATATTGAATGGCGTTAGCCCCTGCTGCAATCGGGTCTGGGTGGGAGGATTCACCTATCAGGATATAATCCCCGATGCTGGCCTCAGCAAACTCCGTCCAGAAGGTGTTCTTGGCAACCAGTTCAGTTCCGACACCGGATAGCTTGCTGGCGAGTCCGCCCTGATAATCACACATGATGATTTTCGGCGCGTCATAACCGAGCGGGCTTCCGTATTCATCATTGCCCAACGACTTCCAGAAGGTACAAGGGGCGGTATACGCCCAGTTAGCAATGCTGCTCATCCTCACCCCACCACATCAAAGAAGCCGACCGATTGACTCTCCAGCGGCAAGCCAGACAAACAACCGGACGTATCCCACGTTCTCATCTGTTTAAGCAGATAATCCGTGCCGGATGAGTCATAAGCAAATGAGCGGGACGCGCCCGACGACGCACTTTGTGAGGCAATTTTTCTGGCCCCGGACAGCGAGGCCAGACGCACAGTGGCATAGATAAGCAGTAACTTTTGTAGTTGTTCAGCATAGCCCTGCGCCGCCATGCATTCGGCGGTTTCATTGACCTGATTCAACAGCAATTCAAGCACCGAATCAGGCAGAGTAAACCCCAGCTCGGCGCTCATCGGCTTGATATCATTCAGCGTTATCGTCACCATCGGGTTTATCCTTCTTCCCTTTACCTTTGGGTGGTTTTTCTGGGTCAGACTCAGGAGGATTGTGGGGTGTAGCCACTTCAAACACCCGGTCTTCAAGCAATTCGACCAATCCAATCTGCGCCCAACGCTGCGCCGTAGCCTGATCCACCTCGACCATATCACTCACCGCCAGATTCTGGAGACTGGCCCCCGAAAACAGATTACCCGCAATCACTTTCACCCGTGCCATAATTGCTCCTTACCCTTTCGCAAACAAGATGCCGTGCTGGTTGTTGATATCGGTCTTGACCATCAGACCAGCCGCACCCCATGTGCGCCACACATAGTCAGAGTTGTAGTGTGGACGCGGATCCGCGACCGTACCGAACGCCTGCCCCACGATAGGGGCAATCACACCCGCACCCAGCGGCACCACCATGATTTCATTGCCTTTCAGCTCGAAATCTTCTTTGATGGCTTTGATGCCGGTCAGCTTCTGCACTTCTTCCAGTACGGTACGGGTTGAATTCACATCAAAGTAAATCTTCTCCCAGTGAGACAGGATGTCACCGGAGACATACCACGTCTGCTCGGCGTACATGTTGTTTTTCAGGCGCAAAGTGTCACGCAGGGCAATGGCCCCTTCGCGGATCGATTTTGCCTCGGCTTGGGTGAAATCAATGTTCAGGCCACCTGCACCCAAATCCACCATGCCCACACGCTCATCGGCTTTCAGGCCCTTCCACGTCTTACCGTCAAACTGGATGTAGTTGCCCTCTTCATCACGGAAGCCGTTAAAGACGTAATCCATGTACTGACGACGCACATTCTCAACTGAACCGCGTTGCGCATCCGCCAGTGATGCCAGTGCTGAACCTTTGTTGAAAATCGGGTCGCGCCACTGGAATTTGAAGCCGGAATCATGGATAGGCACCATCGTGCCATCAAAGGAATAGGTACGCGCATCCAGTGCCGCACCAATCTGACCGCTCATGGACGTATGCGCCCAACCTTTGCCGCCTGTACGGGCGTACTCATATACCGACTCTTCCAGACGCACCGAACGAGACAGCGGCATCAGGTCATTTAACAGGGTGAATTCGGTGTTCGGCTCAAATTCGGCCAGTACCGTCTGGTCATAGGTGCGATACAGACGGCGAATATCGTCGATAGCATTGACTGCATCCAGTGTTGGCGTGTTAGCCGCATCCCCTCGCCAGCGGGTACGGGCAACGAAATCAGCCACGGCCTGCGCCGAAGCATTACGGGCCGCTTCGAGTTCACGGAACTGCATTTGGTTGACGTCAAGGTTTCCGGTTTCGGTGGCCTTTTTAGTTGAAAATACCAGCATTCACTCTCTCCTTATTTAAAAACCACGCGAACCAGATCGCCCGCTTTTGCTGTGATGGTGTCTTCTTCGATATAAGCAAAGGCGGTAAGGCCTTCACCTGCCGTTGTGATCCGGCCTTCTGCGACGGTTACGGCCTGTCCCTTTTTGTACGTTCCGGCAGTGGCCCGAAGATTCAGGAACATGCCTGCCATCGGCTGCATACTCACGACCACTTCGTCTGCCTTGATGGGATCATCCACCGTCTGGCAGCGCAGGTAGTCGATATTGGCGACATACAGCAAGGCAGCTTCTTTGCCGTCCGCTGAGGCGTGGAATTTGCCTTTCTCAAAATAACCAATCGTGCCGGGCAGCGTATCGACGGCTGCCGCCCCTTCTCTGTTCAGCATCGGGTTAGGGAATAAACCACCCGCATGAATAACGCGTTTTCCATTTTTTGCCATGTTGATTACTCCGGCATTGAGGTGAAGGATTCAGTAGGGGTGTGGGTAAAGGCGGCATTCAGTCCCATTGAGAACTGACACTGGGCATACAGGCCATCGAGCGCCGCGCCATCCAGTGCGTTCACCGCCAGATCATCCAGACCGAATTTGGCTTTGACTGCCGCACGTTTGTCAGCTTTTTCTTTGTCCGCATTGGCGGTCAGACCAGACTCAATCGCAGTGAGTTTCTCCACAAAAGGTTTAAACCATTCCGGGGGCTGAGCTGCGTTATTGGCGGCCTGCCTCGCCTTCTTATCTTCTTCTTTCTTCTGGCTGTCCTGCGCCTGCTTTTCTTTCTCTTTAAGCGCGTTATAAGCAAACAGCAGTTCCTCGTCGGATTTACCGTCTGTGGCTTGGTTTGCCGCTTTCAGCGCATTGATAATCATCTCTTTCATCGGGTTGTGTTCCTTATTGGTGTTGACTGCTTCGTATTCCGTGGGCTTGCGTACCACTTCCACCGGCTCACCCACGAATTCGGCGGTGCCGTCATCGTTCATGAGGTATTTCTGCTGGTAAGTTTTACCGGTGTGGTAATAGATGAATTTGTCCGGCCAGACTGTCTCCGGGTAAGGCCAGTCATCCTCGGTGTCGATGGCTTTTAACTTCGCTCTCAGGGCAGCATAAATGTCGTCAAAGGAGAAATTGGCGGCGTTGCTAAAGAAGAACTTCGTCTTATCAATCAGCCTCTCCTGCGTGCAGTTGGCGGCATCAGACAGATTGACCTGTTCAACTTCAAGGCGCTCACCATCCGCGTTCACAAACATCCCCACCCCTTCTTCCGGTGTTGCTGCCCCCGGCTCACTGGCAGGGAGCACGGCGATGTGGTCAAAGTGCATATTCCGGGCAATCCAGCTATACGCCTTGCCTTTTGACTTGCCCTTATTCTGTTCCCGCTGGAGCAGTAATCCGGTGGACACATGGATAGGGTCGGCACTGTTCCCGGCGATAATGTCATCCACACGAGCCAGAAACTCTTTTCCCTTCTCGGAGGATTCAGCAAATCGCCGGTTAACCTTCACATCCATCATCACCCGGTCACCGTCTTTGCGGACATTCTCCGCCCAGGCACCGATATGAAACTGATTTACCGCACGGGGCATATCAGCCGAAATATACTGACCGTCAATGTTGGGATGGCCGTAAGGCACCTGTTTCCCCTCCATTGACTGATAGCTTTTGTTAATCTCACTGGCGGGATATAACCCTCCGTTCATCACAACATCATCCACGACAGGCACCACGCCACGAATGACGATATGTGCATCGCCATCAAGGGTCTCTGTTGCGATATTGGCGGAGTTTAAAGCCAGTGACTTAATATGAATTCCAAAGGATCCCATGCTGTCACCTTGTTGAATGGTTACTGAGATAAGTTGCCCGACCAGCTTTGGCGCTCTTCGTCCAGTCGCGCGGTCAGGCCGGTGTTATACAATTTGTCGTCCTCGTCCAGCACGACGGGCTGTTGCGCACAGTAGCAGCGGTAACGATTACCGTTTTTGGCGTAGAATTCCTCGACTTCCTGCTGGGTGTAGAGCTTTCCGTGCCGGACTGCATGCCATCGTCGGGTCGTCGGTTTCAGGGCCGATAACCACAGCAGCCGGGTATTTAACCCTAACCGCGCTTTCGCCCATGCCATTTCGTTCCAGTTGGCCTGCCGCAATGCGCCAAGCTGCTCTGTCTGGGCAATGTTTTTCGCCCGGCTCATCGACACATCAAGGCGTTTGCTGATAATGGTTGCCGTCTCTTTGGGGTTAATCCCTCGCGCAATCGCCTCCGCAATCACATGGGATAAATCCGTCCTTGCCGCATCAGATAGCCCTTTCCAGTCGCTGTAAGTGGAGACGAACGCCGCCGCCACCTGATTCTGATAAGCAGGCGTTGATAGCAGAGCCGACAGTGTAGTGTGCTGGGCATAAACGGCGGACTGCGCCGACAGATTGGTATACGCGTTTACAGTGCCACGCTGGTACGCCTGCGCCACATACTCGAAAACCCAGAGCTGGTCTTGACCGCCTGCCAGCAGATACTCGTCCAGAATGCGCTGTATCTGCTCAAGCAATAAGGCCAGCTCGGTCGCTGACAGGTCATAGATAAAACGCCCCGCATTGACCTGATAGAGTGTGTTGCCATGCAGGGTATGCGATAGCGTGGCATTATTTGCCTGCGTTCTGCCGGTTAACTGCCGATCAAAGAGTTGTCTGAGGGCTTGTTTGATGCCGTAGTATCGCTGTTCGATATCCCGGAATAGCTTATTGACGGAACGGTATGACTGAGTGGGGTCGCGTTTATTTCTCGGTATGATCGGGGTGCCGATTCTGTTCTTTTTCATCAGCCAGCGGATCTCCTGCTGCGCCTTGTGGTTCCGGCTCGTCGTCCAGTGGCTCCAGTTCGCCCACGGTACGAATTTCATTGGCGGTGAATATCGGTGTGCCAAATGCCTGCTGGGTTTTCAGGGCCGCTTCTGCCATCTTGATCATGTTGTCGATCTTCTCCTGCTCACTGGCGGCGAGCATGTCAGACCATGCAATGGTGACCTCGCCAGAACTGGGCGGTGTGATCACGCCAATCTCCCACAACCGTCGTAGCAACCGGGTAATATACTGGGTCAGAAATCCCCAGCGACGACCATTCAGGCGCACTTTCCATGTGGTATCGTCTTTGTCACCGGCGAGCTTTCCGGTTTGTGTGCCAAACAGCACGGTAAACGGCACTTGCACCGACGCGCAAAACTCACGGGTCGTCACTTCCCATGTGGGTGTGGGGTCGCCCGGTGTGACTGACAAGACATTCAGCTTGCCGGCCTGCATGACCGCAGCAGAATCCGTTCCCCGGTTGAGCTTACTGATTTTATCTTCCAGTGCGGCGCCCAAATCGGGATAACCCGCCTTAATCGCTGCCGTGGTGATATCGTGTAAATTCGTTTCCTTATCAAACTCCACGCCAATCTGACGGGAAGCATTCTTCAGAAAACCTTCTGAGCTGCCCCCGGACACCTTTTCAATATCCAGCAGCTTGTTATAGCCTGCCCGCAGTAGCGGCGTACCTGAAAAGATATCGCCATCCTCCGCCCCTTCACACAAGATAATGACGCGGGAGGGATGGATCGCCAGTTGCTTGGCGGGCCCCTGAACATCCACCTGACCGACCGGACGTTCATCAAAGTTAAACATCGTCGGTTGTCCGTAGGTCTCTGAGTTGATATCCGAATCCCATTCCGCCACGGTAAGCTGAGATTCCCAGACCGGGATCAGGTTCACCAGTGCATCGACTTTTAACCGTGATACCACTGCCGTATCAATCGGCTCATGCCATGTCTGATTGTCCTTCACCTGAATCAGCAGCGCTGAGTAATGCCCAATCATGTTACGGCGATCAGCCTCTTTGATTTTCGCCCAGAACGGTTTGAGCAGCCTAGTGACCTCCCTTTCCCATGCACTGGTGACGATGGATTCTTTCTGCTCCTCGCCCTCAATCAGAGTCGGGTTATCCTGCCAGCAGCCGTCCAGCAGACGATGGACCGCCGCATGTGCCACGGCATGACGTTCATAGGCGTTGTAGTATTCGCGGAAAGTGAGCCGTTCAGGATAACCAAACTCCGCGTAGATATTGGTGCGTTTGGTATTGCCGCTGACACCGCCTGACACATACAGCCTCCGTTTAGCCAGTGTATCCGCCAGACTGTTGACCAGAAATTCTGTTTTGCTTTCACTCACGAAAGACGCTCCTTAAAAGAAAAATGCGCCACTGCTCTTTTGTTTGATATACCCATCCAATCCGTACCGAATGCCATCCCAACAGTGGTTATTCGCATCCTCAATGACAGGCAGCACCTCACCCGTAATACGGTCAGTCTTGTAGGAATAGAGCCGGGCTTCTTTTGCGGTATGCTTGCAACGCGGATGAATATAGATGTGCTTAAAGCCACGCAGATAAGAGATACCATCCTCGACACTGCCCTGCCATTTCTTCGCCGCAGCAATATTGAACCCTTGCCGCCGGAGATAGCTAATCGTCTCTGGTCTGGCGGCATCGGCTTTAATGGGCCATTTACGCGCTTCGGGTATCTTGTCATAAAACGCAGGCATGTGGTCGAGTTCTACCCCGACACCGTAAACCTCACGGTCGATATACAGGCAGTTATCCAGAATGAACATCCTGATAAGGGTACTGGGATCTTTCGCAAATCCGAAGTCACCCCCGAATAACAAGCGGTCAGCCTTCTGCCACAGGTCATCAGAAAACGCTTTAATGTCGTATTTGTTCGCCAGTACCTGTTTATCTGAGTTCTCCAGATACGCGCCTTCCCATATCCATGCGTAAGTAGAGGCATCCAGTCTGGCCTGATCGTTAACCCTCTCCTGTTCCAGTACATCAGGAAACCACGGGTTATCATCGTAGTTCATCTCCACAATGCAGGCATTATCAGGCGGCATCTTGCGAAAACGTTTATCGGTTGAGCTGCCATCAATTTCCGGGTTCCATGTCACCCAAATTTCAGAGCCTTCTTCGCGTACTGTCGGGATGAGTTTTCGCCAGGCGATTTCGGAAACAGATTCCGCTTCATCTATCCACGCAATCAAGATACGGGCTTTGGATTTGATACTGTCGAGGTTATGGCGCAATCCCGCAAACACGTACCAGACACGGCGGTTCTTTGTCCGGATAAAATTCTCACCCATTTCATAATAGTTATCCAGCCACGGTTCTGATTTGATGGCCTGCTTGACTTCCTCCATTGAGGACTCAGACAGCGAGTTCATAAACTCACGCCCACACAGGATAACCCCCTCAGTGCCTGCCTCAGCAAACATATAGCCCCGGATCGCACTCATCTTGGCGAATGTTCGTGTCTTACCTGAACCGCGTCCCCCGTATGAACCCCGGTAACGATAATTATCACTGAACACCGGGATCAACTTGGTCGGCAGTTCAATGTTCGCTGTCGTCACGTTGGCCTCCGGCAACCAGCACTATCTTGGCGGGAGACATAGAACCATCCGGGGAACGGTGATCAATTTCTTGCTTATCGGAATAGCCGTGCTTAGTCAGCATCATCTTGGCTATCGTGGAATTAAAATCCCCCGTCAGCCCTTTGTTGATGAGCTTATTCTCCTGCATAGCCCCAATGCCTTCTAAGATGTCCGAAAACTCATCAGACTGCTTTCCGTATTCGTAGGCGGTCGAGCGGGCTATTTCCAGATAACAGGCTAAACCCGCCACACTGGGGATAACATCACCAACTGATTCGTAACCGCCATACAGATATTCTCTTGCCCTAGCGATTAACGCGTCATTCAGCTTGCTAGGGCAACCCACCTGATTTGTTTGTTGTCCCATTTTCCTTTTCCCCATAAACAAAAAGCCACCCGAAGGTGGCTGAATAAGTCATGCGTGTATAGATTTAAAATGAAATTTGCATTCGTCCTCGCAAGCAGGAGCATTTCTTGCGCTTAGCCGTAACGTTTCTATCTCAATCCAGACACTTTTAGTGCCATATTTTATGGTATCAATATCTTGTTGAGCAGAAATAATCGCAAAATATTCACCATCATTTATGCCCTGAAAAATTTCATATTTGTATGTTTCAAAACTTTTCTGGCTAATGAAAGTCAGAGTACTAAAAAGTTTACTAGCTTGCATGGTATCTCCTTGTTTTAGTTTGATAACACCTTACCTACAAAACCTTTATCAAGCACCTTTATATGAAGATTTTACAAAGTGTTATAAAACTCAAATGAGCGAAAATAATCGCTGAGTGACCAACCAAACCGAGTACCTCGCCAACATCAGTTGCTTATTGTGTCAAAGGATCGCATTTCAAATGCCACCCTCAGTTCAAACTGCAGATACAGCTCGTTATTTGTATTGCATGGCAATTTGTAACCTGTTTTCAGCCTGTTGCTTATTACTGAGAAGATGAGCCTTACGGCCACCCCGCCCCCAATAATGCAAGGTACGGGCACAATCGCTAACAACGGCGGCTTCTTGGATGTAGGTATGTGCCGCCATATTGGCCTCTGCCATGTAACTCGCCACTGAAATTAGTTCACCCGAAAAATATTTATCGAGAACGGCATACACACCGACTTTGAATGCCGGATCAATATGACCAGCAAATTCATAGGCAACAAACCGACTTCCGAATGTACCGCCGTGCTTTCCTTTAGCCGTTTCTAAATGGGCTTTTGAATCCCATTTAGATAACTCGTTGATAAATAATCGGGTCGATTCGAGTCGTTTAAATTTGCCCGGACGAAGGTTTTCAATGTCCCGGCCACCTAAGAACTCACTATCACCCGCCTCTACTCTGGCTTTAGCAATACGCCACATGTCAGTTAAACAAATCATTCCATCGTCATTAATGCGAACTGGGGTATTAAACAAAGTCAGTGTTTTCATGCGTAGTCCCTTATAGAAAGTGAACCTGTTCGTACAGAAAGACCACCCCGAGACAACTACGCTATTAGCGGTTTTCTCAGGCTCACTTTCTGGAAGGTTCTCAGATTAAATGTGCGCGTACGAATGCGCGGAATTCAGATACAAAAGCCACCACGATATGTGATGGCTTTGGGTATTCCTTTAGCCATTCTGGAAATGGATGCAGGAACAAAAAGCTTCCGAAGAAGGCTTGTTATTAAGCTTGAGCTGATGCTGCTTTAATTTTCTCTTTTGCCAGTTCGATAGCTTTGCTTTCTATTTCGCTCAGAGTTAGTCCGTAACTATCTTCCAATTCAACACTAATTGAAAAATCTTCATCAGCTTCGGGCGTCATATAAACATAAAGATCTACAGTGAAGGTCTCATAAGTCTGAACAACACCCACTTCATGATCATATTTACGGCCACAAGTAATTGAATCAATTAAAAAGTGCATAATTTTCCCTTATTCATTCTTTCTATTTTTAGGGCACTAACCCATGTGAATGGTAGCCCGTGTCAGGGAAACAATTTTAATTTTGTTACGATCTTAATACAGTGGTTGCAATTGTCTCAGGCTTTAAACAAACCTCATCCACACTGCGCCCTAACATACTCTTGCAACCCCAGAATCATTTGTTCTGAGGTGGCAATACGCTCTCTGAGTAGCCAATAATTTCTGACAGCGGAGTCTGTAGGTCGGGCGGTGGTTGCATCATCCATGCCGGAGGTGGTAGTGGTTTCAAACACGGGACACTTGGCTTTGATGTACACCCGCTCAGGATGAGCAAGAGAAGCAGCGTGCAGCCTGTCAATTTCAGTCTTGGCATTGGTGAGTTCCTGAGTGTGGGTCTTGTCCAGCTCTGCGAGGTGTTTAATTTGCTCTTGCTGCTTATTTATCGCAGTGAGTTGCGCTTGATACCTCTCATTCAGCTCTGTGTAGTCCTTACTTTTTTTCTGATACTGCCAGTAAGTTAAACTGAGCAGAGTAGATAGAAGAGCCAGCGCACCAATCATGAAAAGCTGGATGTTGAATTTCATAACAACTCAAACGCTCGTTCGAACGTCTCCATCGGATAAGGTTGCCTGCCGTTCTCATGCCGGATAATCGACTTAGCCAGCGCAATTAACGTGGGCTTATTAACGTCAATCCTCTCGAACTGGTCAACATTGAGCGCCTTAGCAACTCCATTAATATAAGCTGTCGTGTTATTCTCATTGGAAGGTGCCCAGCGATTAATCATCTTAGATACGCTGTTATGTCCGCCCTTGTGATAATTACACAGCAGTTTCATCAGTGCCCGAATGCCATACTCTGGCGACTCGAACCGACAGAACCGCTTCTCAATATTCGGGTCATGAGATAATAGACCTTGCCACTTGTTCACGGGGTTGTAATCAATATTGCCGGGATTATTGTTACGAATGCCTCTCGTCATTGTTGCCTCCCGCTTTCTTCTCCGCCGCCTTACGCAGCCATTGACCAATAAAGTCTGTCCCCAGATAGCCAATCACCACACTGCCGATGTAGGCCAAGTCAGGATTCAGGCCAAACAGATTTAATACATCACGAATGAACCAAGCGAACATGGCACACATAAAGGCATCAATTGACACCTTTAACCAGCCGCCGCCTTGATAACGGCCGCGAAGAAATGCCATTGTCCCGGCGAGGGTTGCCCCGATGCCTTGCTCTCTTATCGAGATGAGCCAGTCACCGAGATGTACCCAGATATCAGGATTTTCTTTCATTTTCATATTCCACCCCATTAGAACAATGGGCGTCCGTGGGGTGAAATAGGTTCGCCCCTGTGTAGGTTAAATGTAATAAGTTAATAATTAAGGTATGCTACTGGATCAGCCAAAGACTAACTAACCAATGGAGGGATGGCTGATTACCTCTGAATAAGGAAAAAATATAATGAGCCTCGGCTGGAATGAAATGTCACCAGAACAAAACTTCCTTTATGGCAAATCCCAATTAAATCATGAATTAACCATTGCAATAATTGAGTTTCTTATCTCCGAATCTGCCAATCCTGAAGAGACAAAGAAAAAACTAGAAAAGATGGTATTAAAACACGTCTCAAGTAATGTAAGAGAACATGCTGACAAAGATTTAATTAATCTTCTGAAATAGAAAGACAAGGTGCAAGTCATTGCACCTTATTAAGAATTAAGGCAACCCGCAAATTCTAATAACTTACTCTTAGCCCACTCCGTTGCTCTAAGCTCAAACTCTGAAAATGTCGATTTTTCATTGTATTGCTCAACATAAAAGAGTTTTACGTGCGGGATTTTATTAGAAGGCATTTCATCGTTTTCTTGCGGATAAACATACACATCAGCTTCCAGCACTGCGACTCGCTCAGATGAGAAAGACAATATACTTTGCTGTGTTATACCTTCATTATTCTTAAATTCCGCTCTCGAATTAATCTTAGGAAAAGCCACTTCAATCTTCATTATTCACCTCGCTATTGCCTTAACGAAAGATCCAACAACATGGCCTCTAGGCCGCTTTTTCTGTCAACCCAATTTGGTCGCAGTATTGTTTTGCGTAATTTTCAGCGCGCTCAAAAAACGCAGCAAGTGTGCTTTCAGGATCAAAGGTTTCCTTATACTTTACGATAAGTTTATTTTCATAATCTTCATGTCCGCAAAACCCTGATACTTTGACATCAGCGGCTAATTGCTTTTCCGTCAGCATATTGACAGTAAAAGAGCCAATTCCGACATCACGATGACAACCAGCAGACATGAGGCTAGTCGTTGTTGTTGGCATCCCAACTTCAAAAAATAATGTCATGATAAACCTCGCTATTGAGTTAATAGGGTGCCAGCCGCAATAGGAGATACTGAGGTTCTGTGAGTGATTGCGGTGGCAAATTCGGTTGACATTGCATACACCATACGTATACTGTATCTATACAATATACGGCGGTACACAATGATCAAAAGTTTTAAACATAAAGGGTTAGAAAAATTCTTTAAAACAGGCTCTACAGCAGGTATTCAAACAAATCACGCTGTAAAACTGAATATTCAATTAACCGCATTAAATGCCGCCAAAAAACCCGATGACATGAACGCACCCGGCTGGAAATTACATCCATTAAAAGGCGCTGATTTAAAAGGCCACTGGGCCATTTCTGTCAACGGAAACTGGCGGATGACATTTCGCTTTGAAGGCGAAGATGCCATTTTGGTTAATTATCAAGATTATCACTGAGGAACAATACCATGAACAGAATGCATAACCCCGCCCATCCCGGCCTTGTTTTGCGCGAATATTTAGGCGACATTTCTGTTACAGAAGCAGCAAAAGCACTGGGCGTAACCCGTGTAGCTTTATCCCGTATTTTAAATGGCAACACAGGTATATCAGCAGATATGGCACTCCGTTTAGAAGCCGCATTGGGAACCAGTGCCGAAATGTGGACGAATATGCAATCCCAATATGAGTTGTGGCAGGCTTCCCAACAACAGCGTCCTGAAATCAGGCCGATATACAACTATACTCCAAAACAACTCATTCCATAACCCAACGGCCCCACTCAGGGGCTGTTTACTTTGGCTGAAGCACAAAAAGCCACGCAATGCGCAGCTTTGAATTCAGTGTGTTTTTTGGGTTAGGCCCAATTGCAGTAAAAACGTTTAATTTGGCCTATTTGTTTTAATATGGCACTTAACTCTTGCGCTTCAGCAGTAGAATAAGCGCCAACGTATTCAAACTCACCCTTGCCTTTTAGTTTTTGAGGTTTTGTAGTGCCTAGATTATAAGTTATACCGTCAACAGTTATAGAAAGATTCTTGCTAAATAATTCGTTCATCTTCTGATAACCGTCTTTACTATTTTCAGAAGAAACTTTCCACCATAATCCCTTGGTATCATTAACTCTCTCCTCCCAATAAAAGAGAGAAATTTTTTCAATATCTGTTTTATTTTGGACTCTGGTCAACGTACCGAAAGCACGCTCATTTAGACCTTCAAATTCACCATCAGCAAGGTATCCCCAATCCTGCCCACCTTCATATGTGCTTCCCTCTATTTCAAGATCAAAAGACAACATATAATCTATCTGTCCCCAATCACACGCCATCATATCTTCTTGGAGCGGTTGCCAACTATCAAAGCTGTTGTGTTTACGTTTTTTAATAAGATAATCCAACTTATCATCATCAGTTTTTTCTGATTTAGGAATAAGTCCTATATATTCATTAGGATAATCCCAATCATTGCGATACATAAGATTGCCTAAATACAATTGAATCATCGCCCAAGGATATGAGCCAACAGGTGCAACTGCATCATGATTTTTGTATTGTTCAGGATTGATAAAGCAATTTTGATTAGTATTCGTTTTCTCTGGCTTATTAACGTCAGACATAAATCCCTCACTTTATTATTCGTTAAAGGTCATTTCATCCTACTGCTAACTAGCCAGTTAATATTAATGAGGTAAGATTTTTATCTCAATTGAATAGCCTGTAACAGAATCAATACGCCTTAAAATATGGCAGCGTATTATAAAATCTGTCTGTTAGTCGAGTGCGTGATCCAGTGAGTTGTAAACTCAAAGTTTACTACTGACAGAAGATATTTCGTTTATCTCTTGCTCAGTCTGCTGAAACCGTTCTTCTTCCAATTCCACACCCAACACGCGGCGATTCAGTTTCAACGCGGCTTTCAGTGTCGCCCCGGAACCCATAAAGAAATCGGCGACCAGATCCCCTTCCCGGCTACTGGACTGGATAATATGTGCCATTAAATCAGCAGGCTTTTCGCACGGATGCTTGCCCGGATAATACTGCACAGGCGCAAACTGCCAGACATCGGTATAAGGCACTCCTGCTGTAACCGCGAATGAACGGCGCATTAAACCGTATTCCTGCCGTAATTCGTCATACTGACGCGACAGGGTAAGATGAGATTCAACCAATTCAGGGTATGGCTTATTCAGTTCGCCACGCTGGTGCTTTTCTTTAGCGATACGGTCAAACAACACCTGCAGTTTTTGATAGTCCCCTTCATTGGGTAACTGCCACTGGCTGTCGCTGAACCAATGACTCGCCATCTGTTTTCCGGTGGCAGCGTGAATTTCTTTTGCCGTGACACCTAACACTTTCCGGGCATCACGAAAATAATCGATTAGCGGCTTAAATACCGACTGTTTCAGCTCCCGGCATTGGCGGGAATAGCCATCGCCTTTCGGGTGATAGGGGCCTTGATAATGTTCGGCAAAAATAATACGTTCCGTGGCCGGAAAATACATCCGCAGGCTTTCTTTATTCTGCCTGCGCCACGGGCCAGACGGTTTCGCCCAGATAATATGGTTCAACACATTAAAGCGTTCACGCACGAGCAGCTCGGTATCCGAGGCCAGACGCGAACCACAGAACATATACAGGCTACCGTTGGGTTTCAGCACCCGCCAGAATTCAGCCAGCAGTTCATCCAGCCACGCAAGGTACGCCGTCACATCGTTCCACTGATTGTCCCAACTGCAGTCTTTGACCCGAAAGTAAGGCGGGTCAGTCGCAATCAGGTCAATACAGTTATCCGGCAGGGTTTTGATAAATTTCAGAGAGTCGTCGTTAATTAATGTGGTACTACTTAAATTCACTGGCTATTCCATACATCGACGCTGACGGGTTCTCAGGAAAGCCACAGGATGAAGGCTGGCGTTATTGCACCACCAGCCAACATTTCACCGCTTAAGACATTACCCCATCAAGGGCAACGTTTGAAAAACGTCTCATTGTCCCGGCTTTCCATCAGACCAGCCAGACAAAATTGAGTTAAAAGCAATTGGCAACGTGGCCTTGTTAGCCCCGTTAAGGTAGAAATGTCTGAAACAGAGGCCCAGTCATACAGGGGAACCGTTTCTAAAACGCAGGAAGCTGTTGTTGTCATATCTTCATGTTTTAGCATGATAATTTTAAACCTTTGGTCAGTTATTCGGCGTGAACACACATGTAACTCTGACCAACGACAACAGCAAGTCTTATGTTTATTTCAGGTATAAAAAAACCTCGCAAGGGCGAGGCTTCTATTTGATAAGACAGAGTATCCCATCATTAGCGTCAAATTTACCCAGTTTTCGGAAATTTGTCAAACGAAAACGTTTGTGATTATCAAACATCGCCAAAATCACTGGTAACTTTCTTTAACATGCTATTGGCTTTTG